GTATAAAGAAATTCGTAATGATGATTATTGGTTCTTCATAGAAGAAGCTTTGGATAAAGGAATTTGTGACGAGATCTTGGAGGAGTTTATATGAGATTTGAACGCACACAAACTTGGGGATTTGAACACGCTATTCGAGGAGCAAGAAATCCAATGAATAGTTGGGATAAGAGTGATAGTTTTTATATTGATCCTGGTCAATGTTTATTTAAAATCGGTCCTAATGACATGAATCTTCTTCAACGCCTTATTAAAGCCGGTCCCGAACATCGCAAGTTCATGCGTCAAATTATGGTATCGGTAGACATTACCGCCCCTCAATACTGGTGGGCTGAATTTGATACATATAAAGTTGGTACTGTTGCAAACAGCACAAGTAAAATGCACAAACTCGCAACAACCCCAATCACTCTTGATTGCTTTGAAACAGATGATTTTGAAGAGATTACTTTTGGAGTAGGAGAAATTCAATCTCCAAATATGATTATAGATTATTGTGAGAAGCTCCGTCAAAAATATCTTGAAACAAAAGATAAAAAATATTGGAAGGAGTTAATTCGCTGGCTCCCTGAGTCATGGTTACAGACACGAACAGTTACCATGAACTATGAGAATCTACTTGGTATGTGCAGTAAAGGACAGCGTCGTTTCCATAAACTTACAGAATGGTCGGATAGTTTTATTACATGGGCACGTTCCTTACCATACAGCTCTGAGCTGATTTTTATTGATGAATTAGAAGATGAAACTGAATAGTTGCAATTTTTCAAAAAATTTGTTATAATTATTATAGAAAATTAAAAAAAGAGGTATAATTATGACAGACGAAAGAAAAAATGTATTTATTGAAACAGTTGAAAATCTTTTTAATGCGTATCCTATGAATGTGCCGGCAGAAGCTCTGGAGTTCTTTGAGGACTACAAGAGAGGTAAATCTTCTAACCGTAAAGAAATAACCGATAAAGGTATTGCTATTATCCTTGCTCTGCGGGAAAACCCTGAGTGGATCACCGCAAAGGCGCTGGGTGAAATCATGGATGTATCAGGACGTTCCATCTCTGGTTCTATGAAGAAGCTCGTTGAAGATGGGTATGTAGACAAACGCGCGGAAACCCCTTCCGCATATAAAATTACTGAAAAGGGGCTGACTTGTGAGCTACCCACCGCGGGAGTTGACAACGAATAAAAAATTTGATATAATATTATTATACAAATAAAATCAAGGAGAAAATAAGAATGAGAAAGAATGTAAATACAGAAAATATTGAAGGAAAAGTTTATCAATTTAAGTTAGAGAAGAAAATAACTGGAGAAAATTCTAAGAACCCTGGTACAGAATTTATCTCTGGTACATTGGATGTAGCAACTACTTCCGCACAGGATAATATCATCCAGGTTCATTATACATATGTTGCTCCGACATATAGCTCTGGTAAGGTAAATGCTTCTTACAATGCTCTTAAGCAGATTATTGAAAATGGTAAAACTGTTCTTAATGATGGTTGGGATGCAGCTACAGTAGTTAGACTGAATCCATCTTATGCACTGAATGACTTCTATCGTGATCAGGGCAAGGGTGAACTTGTAAGTATTCCGCGTAATGAGGGTGGTTTTGTAACTATCATGAGTGAGAATACAATTCATCCTGAAGGAGCGATTGAAAGAAATAAGTTTGAAACTGATATTGTTATCAACAATGTGTCTGAAGTAATTCCTGATGAAGGCGACGAGTATGTTGTTGTAAAGGGCGTTACTTTCGACTTCCGCAACACAGCTCTTCCAATCACTCTGACTGCTCGTAACAAGGCAGCTGGTCAGTACTTCCTTAACCTGGGCGCTAGCAACAGCAATCCGATCTATACAAAGGTATGGGGCAAGATTGTAAATATCTTTACAAAGACAGAAAAAGTAACTGAATCTGCATTTGGTGAAGCATCTGTTGAGGAAGTTACAAAGAGAACTAGAGAGTATGTTATCACTGGAGCAAATCCTGTTCCTTATGAGTTTGATACTGAAGAAACAATGACAGCCGCAGAGCTGACAAAGGCACTTCAGGATAGAGAGGTAGCACTTGCTGAGAATAAGAAGAGAACTGAGGAGTATTATGCATCTCAGGGATCTAGCAAGCCGGCTCAGGCAGCACCTGCCGCAGCAGTACCTCAGGGTGGATTCAAGTTTTAACTTGAATCCACTTAAAACTTCATAAGGAGGATAAGTTAAATGGCGGATATTGATATTTTTAGTATAGAACCGCATAAGGTTTCTCGCGATATGAGAGGATATTCAGTCCTCTTCTACGGAGAGCCAAAGAGTGGCAAGACAAGTATTGCAAGTAAATTTCCAAGAGCATTGTTACTTGCGTTTGAAAAAGGTTATAATGCATTAGCTGGCGTAAAACCGCAGCCCATTAACTCCTGGGGAGAATTTCTTAAAGTATTAAAGCAGCTTAAAGATCCAAGAGCAAAAGATATTTATGAAACAATTATTGTAGATACAGCAGATATCGCTTATAATTATTGTGAAAAGTTTATTTGTAGTAATGCAGGAGTCGATTCTGTTGGAGATATTCCTTATGGCAAGGGCTATTCTCTTGTAGGTGGAGAGTTTGACGAAAAGCTTAGAAGTATTGTACAGATGGGTTATGGCATTGTGCTTATTTCTCATGCAACAGATAAGACATTCAAAGATGTAAATGGTAATGAGTATAATAAGATTGTACCAACTCTTGACAAGCGGGCAAACAACATCGTAGCTCGTATGACCGATATTATCGGTTATTCAAGAGCGGTAACAGAAGCTGATGGACAGAATAAAACCTATCTTTTTATTAGAGGTACAGAACGTTTTGAGGCAGGCTCTCGCTTTAAATACACTCCTGACTTTATTGAATTTAACTATAAGAATCTCGTAAATTGCATTGGAGATGCGATTGAAAAGCAAGCGGAAGAAGATGGTGCAGAACTATTTACAGATGAGTGTGAAAATGCTTATGCTGATACTTCTACAAACCTTGATTTTGATGCTCTTATGGCTGAATTTAAGGAGCGTATTGAGAAGTTCTCTAAAGATGAAGAGAAGATGGAAACCTACTATGCACCACGTATTACTCAGATTGTAGAAACATATCTTGGTAAGGGTAAAAAAGTAGGCGAAATAAATAGAGATCAAGTTGAACAGTTATCGTTAATTGTAGATGATTTAAAAACTCTGTAACAACTTTAAAGCGGATTTATTAAAATTAAATCCGCTTTTCTTTATTTTTTCAAAAAAATATGATAAAATATTTATAGAATAAATAAAGAAGGTGATATTATGAGTTATGTTACAATAGAAAAGTGTGTAAGAGATATACAGCAAATTTTATTAGATGACTTTGAAATACCAATAGAATCAGCAAAAGCAATTAATGAACAATTAAAACTCATACTTTTACTTTCTAAAAAGGATGAAGAAAATGAAACATGAAGTAAAATGCCTATATTGCGGGCTGGTATTTGATGCACAACCACAAGATCAAGGAAAAGTATGGTTTAAACCAAGATCTAATAGATATGCTCATGTGGCTTGTAAAGATAAAGCTGATGGATATATGACAAAAGAACAAAAAGAATTTGATGACCTTTACCGCTATGTTAAAGAGCAGCAAGGCGAGAATTTTAATTTTGTTCAATTTAAAAAAGTAACAGATGCTTGGAAACGAGATTATGGATATAGTTATAGTGGGATGCTAAAGAGCTTGCTTTATTTTTATGAAGTTAAAAAGAACTCCAAAAAGAAGTTAAAAGAAGGCTCGATTGGCATTATTCCATTTTGTTATCAACAGGCATATCAGTATTATTATAACATATATTTAGCCTCCCAACGTGCAGGAACAGGTGATTATAACGCAGACAAGAAAAAAGAAATAGAAATTAGTGTTCCTGAATCAAAGAGACCATTACCTAAACTGTTTGATTTATAGGAGGTTTAGATGAAAAGCAACTATATTGACACAAAAGCGATTATTCAAGTAATAGGTAGTATCTATCAAGATCCATCCTTACTTGATGAATCTGATTATAAATTTGATGATGAAGATTTTCCACAAGAGTTCCATAGAATTATGTTTGGTTCAATTTATAATCTACATATGCTCGGCGCGGAAACCATCACACAAAATGCAATAGAAGATTATCTGGAGCAAAGAGAACAAAAGTATGCAACTTATAAGGCTTATAATGGCGGTGAATGGTTGCAGAAGTGCACGGAATCTATCTCTCCCGCAACATTTAATTATTATTATAATCGGTTAAAGAAGTTTACTCTACTGCGAGCCTATGATAAATGCGGGATTGATGTATCATTTATCTATGATCCAAATAATGTTCTTGACATAAAGAAAAAGCAACAGCAAGAAGATTGGTTAGATAATCATACTCTTGAAGAAATTGCAGATAAAATAGATGATAAAATTGAAGATATTCGATTAAAACATGTTCATCAAACAACAGATGCGATTGAACTAGCGGGAGATGGACTTGATGAGTTACTTGCAGATTTGCAAACCCGCCCGAATGTAGGATATCCGCTGATTGGAAAGTATCTTAACAGGATCTTCCGTGGAGCAAGATTTGGATGCGTATTCCTGCGGTCAGCGCCTACAAACTTCGGTAAATCTCGTTTCATGGTGGCGGATGCTTGCAACTTCGCTTGTGATGAATTATACGATCCAGAGAAGAAAGAATGGATACCTAATGGTACATCAGAACCGACAATTTACATAACAACAGAACAATCTAAAGATGAAGTTCAAACAATGATGCTTTCTTTTGTTGCGGGAGTGCCTGAGGATCATATCCTGGAGAATCATTATGAAGGTGATGAACTTGAAAGAGTAAAAAAGGCTATTAAGATTATTAAAAATAGTCCTTTGCATATTGAGGAATTGCCAGATTTTGGTTTACAGGATGTAGAAGATTCAATCAACCGCGGGATTCGTAAATATGGAATTAGATATGTATGTTTCGATTATATCCATTCCAGTATGAAGATTTTGAGTGAGATTGGCGGGAAAGCAAAAATTGCTAACCTCCGTGAGGATAATGCTTTGTTTATGATGAGTGTAAGGCTAAAAGATATTGCAAGAAAGTATAATATCTTTCTTATTTCATCAACACAGTTAAATGGTGAATATACTGAGGAAAGGGTCTTTGACCAGAACTTGTTACGAGGAGCTAAGGCTATTGCAGATAAAGTAGATGCTGGTATGATTATGTTACCAGTAACTGAAAAGGATAGAGAAAGCTTGAGAATGTTTTGTGAGAAGAATGGTCTACCTATGCCGGATTTGAAAATATCTATTTATAAGAACCGACGTGGTAGATATAATCATATCTTCCTTTGGTGTAAGACAGATCTTGGGGTTTGTAGAATGAATCCTATTTTTGTAACAAGCTGGCTCTATGAGCCGATTGAAATGGAAGATTTAATTATAAATATAAAACCTAAGAGTGAGAAGTGGGAGAGTGCGTTTTAATGAGAGATTTAGATAGAAAATTATTAAAAGAAACTTTAAAATGGTTTAATAAAGATACATCTCACACTAAAATTAATCATTCTCATACTTTGCTTGATTATCTTAAAATTTATAATGTAAAAGAAATAAGTGAGCATTGGTTTGATGAAGATCCGCCTGAGTGTAAGACTTGTCATTTTTGTACTGGCAAAGAAAAATATCCTTGTAATAATTGTCCATTTTTAATTATGTGGAAGACATCCGAGGAGTGTCTATCTAAACTCACTTGGATTGATTCTTGGGGACCAGAATCATGGGGCATAACTCAAGAAAAAACAAATGAGATGTACGACCATATGATAGTAGACTTATTAGAAGAGGTAGATTTAACAGATAGGGTTTATCTTTTCACTTTAAAAAACTCAACAAATATAATGATTTACATATATTTAAGAGATATAAAAAGCTGTGATTATGGGTTTGTATTGGAGAGAAAATGAGTATTCCATTCGATAAAGACGCAATTAAAGAAGCAATAGAATACAATCAAGTAGAACAATTTTTGGCAGATCATGGCGGGGACCCCGTTCGACGTATTGGTACCCTTGTCTCCCGCACGATTTGCCACAATCCGCCAGATGCGGATGCTTCACATAAATTGTATTATTATGAGAATACACGACTCTTCAAATGCTATACTGAATGCGCGGAAACCCAAGGTTTTGACATCTTTGACCTTACCCGCAAAATTATGAAGGTTCAAAATGGTATTGATATGTCACTCCATGATGCACAGATTTATGTAATAAATTACTTCGCGCTCGATGTTGTCAATATTTTTGACAGTGATACGTTGAAGAATTCAGATTTCACAATTTTTACTAAATACGAAAAAGCTGTGCAACGTGGCGACCAGCAAAAAAGAGCCGAATTGAGAATTTTTGACAAAAAAATTCTTGAGCATCTTCCGTATAAACCTATATCTTCCTGGATGCGGGAAGGGATTACAGAAGCGGTGATGAAGGCTAGGGGCATACGGTTCGACCCCTATGCGTATGGAATCGTCATCCCGCATTATAATATAACTAATGATCTTATCGGTATTCGTGAGCGTACGCTTATAAAAGAAAATGAAGACCGCGGGAAATATATGCCAGCAATTATAAATGGAAAAATGTATAATCACCCGCTTGGATTTAATCTATATAACCTAAACAATAGTAAAGATAACATCCAACGCATGAAGATTGCTATTGTAGGTGAAGGTGAGAAGTTCTGCTTAGGTTATGCGTCATACTTTGGACTTGAGAATGATATAACTGTAGCTTGCTGTGGTAGCAATTTAACTAAATTTCAATTTGAACTGCTTATTTCTCTTGGAGTAGAAGAAATTGTAATTGCTTTTGATAAACAGTTTAAAGAAGTTGGCGACGATGAATGGAAACGTTGGACTAAGAAATTAACAGAAATTCATAAAAAATATGGAAAATATGTTAAAATTAGTTTTATGTTTGATGATGATAAATATGGTTTAGGATATAAAGCAAGCCCTATTGACGGTGGTCAGGACATATTTTTAGATATGTTTCAGAACCGTATCACATTAGATTGATTTTTTAAAAAATTTATGATATAATATTTATGTAAAAAATAAAAAAAATAAAGAAAGAAGGCAAAAAATATGAGTATTTTTGGTTTTGATGGAGTAAATGGTGCAGCTGTAAGAATTAATGGTAAAGATATTAAGTGTAATGGAATAGATTTTAGTGTAGCTTATCGGAAAGTTCCTGAAGAGGAATCTAAAAAGGAATACACTTTTTACGATGATGCTGTCCTTGACTATTTATTAAGCGACCTTATCCAGCAGAAGGCTAAGGAAGCTATGAAGGCGATTGATAAGGAGACTAAGCGTGTTGAGCGTCTTCATATTGATGCT